TGATAGGTATCGCAACTGGATACCTGTTTCATGTTCTTTACATCCTCATTAAGAGTATAAAACCAGATGATTGATCAAAATACTTACTCTCCGAATTTAATTTATATTCCTCCTGTTGCTCCTAAACTCCCCGCAACTTGCTCCGAACTTACCATTACCATAAGAGATAGCGAAAAGACCCAAAAGACTAAACACCTCGTTTATGATAACTATTACCTAAACCCCGATGACCCTGTAATCAAAGCAATTATCTCTCAAGCCCTCGTTGAATTTAACGCCGAGCCTGAGAGCGTGAAAATACGTGTTAACCTTGAGGTTCTCTGAGAATTGCATAGATTAACGCTAATGCTCCCTCTAGGTCTAAATATGTCACAAAGGACGATCTAACATGCGGGGGAAGATCTTCACTGTATTTGATGGTATCCAGCAACATTGCAAGCAATTCATCTCTACGCCCGCCAATCTTAACTTTGTGTTCACTATCATTAGCCTTTTCTTGGTTTATTTCGTCCTTACTTTCTTGCCCTGAATCTTCCATATGATTATTTCCCCCCTGTAATCACGTTTCGTATCACAATTCCTAATAGTGTTAACAACATCAAGGCAAAAATTGATATGAATAAAAATAATGCCCATTCACATGCTACATTTATCATAAAATCATCCCTTTTTGAATTGTAAAGTTTTTATTTTACTCACTCGTGAAAATGAGGTTTGTCCATCGCAAAAACACTAGGTTTTTTGAACTGAATTACCAATTCATCAAAGCATATCTCATTTTCATATATTGCAAATGACTTGCTTGGAATGAATGTCTGTAGTCTTATCTTCTTTTTGCCTTCAGGTAGATACCCGATAAATACATTATATTCTGATTCATTCTCAAATTTAGTGATATTTCGTATTTTACTTATTTTGAACATTCCTTGACTCCTATATTGTTTCTACTTTGAATTTTTCCCAATCTACTGTGTCACCTTCTGGATCGTTATTATCGATCACTCGCCAATAAATCATGAATTCTTCATCGTTATCTTCATCTGCATCTACTGCAAAAGCTTTATAATGTGTATCTAAGAATGGATAAGGTAATTGCATGATTACTAACGTTCTTCCTTTCCATTCTACTTCACCGTGGGTTCTTTCTTGAAATACTTTTTTGTCGAACATGTCTTGACTCCTCGATTAAGGGGGTCGCCCCCCTGTGGTTTATTCAGCTCTTAATGCAAATGTTACGATATCATCTAGCGTTAATCCTGCTTTCTCTAGAGCGTTTAACTTGACCTCCGCTTGATCATCATCAAACTTGCTGTTGATAAAGTCAAAGATCTCCTCTTTGTCTAATTGCCTCTTAAACATTTCGCCTGTTTCCATGTTGATCATTAGTTCGTGTGTGTAATTTTGTACTATCATGTCTTGACTCCTATTCATCGTTTATGTTATTTATTGTCCTAAGTAGCTCAAACTTGGGGCTTTACACCCTAACAAGCGAACTTGCTTTCTTACTTATCAATATATCATATGATCTGAATTAAGATCAAGCGATATGTATAGAAAGATAAAATAGATCATAAACCATTGATGTCACAGATATTATGTCAAGACCTGAAAAGATAATCGATTGGAATAGGGTAGATGATTTACTCAAAGCTGGATGTTTAGGCACTGAAATTGCAGCAACATTTGACGTGCATCCACAGACCTTTTATAGCAGAGTGGAAGAAAAATATAACTGTAGTTTCACTCATTATTCTCAAGAAAGGCGTGCACTCGGTGAGTCATTGATAAGAGAAAAGCAATTTCAAAAGGCTTTAGGACTCACGGACACAGGCGATAACACAATGCTTATATGGCTTGGAAAGAATAGACTTGGCCAACGCAATGAAGATAAGCTCTCCATAGTCACACAAGAACAGCAAACCACACTTGATAAGACAATGGATATGGTTGACTTTCTGCAGAATAAACAAGATGATGTAGACCCTAAAGAGAATATTGAATGACAGATCTCGTTTATCCTCCATGTAAGTATTGTGGTAATAATCATGGAATGGGAGTCAAAAATACTGATACTGGCGAGATTAAACCTATCGACATTTGTGCTCATTGCCTATTTTATGCTAATATTGACCCCTTAACAGATCAAGTGGTTTTAACCAAATGAGAGAGCCTCTTTCGCCCAAACAACTTCAATTCATTATCAACAGTAAAGCAAAGTGGAATCTCGCTCATGGTAGTGTCCGAACGGGTAAAACGGTTGGTACTACGTTTGCATTTATGCACAAGGTGGACCGGTGCTGTGATAGTAAGATTTATATTGTGGGTCATACCTTTGACACGGCTTATCGTAACGTTGTCCGCTTGTTGCTGGAGTCTCCGGAGTTGGCTATCTTTCGCCCGTTCTGTTCATGGTCCGGTAAAAAGCTATTGTACAAAGATAAAGTTATATCCGTGCTTGGCGCTAAGGATGAAGGAGCTATTGGTAACTTTCAAGGCTTAACAATGTCTCTTTGCTATTGTGATGAGATGACGCTTTATCCGGAATCTATCATAGACATGATTGATACTCGTCTTTCAGAGCCTTGGTCGCAAGGCTTTGCAGCGATGAATCCGTCATATCCCTCTCATAAGCTTAAAGCATGGATAGATCAAGCGGAAGCTGGCAATCCTGATTACTACGCACTCCACTTTATTCTTGAGGATAATCCTTATCTCGAGCAATCATATAAAGATCGATTGAAGAATAGCTTAACAGGCATATTTTACAAAAGGAATTATCTTGGGCTTTGGTGCTTGGCAGAAGGTTCGATTTTTGATTTTTTTGATCCTAAGATTCACGTTGTATCCAAGCCTCCTCGTGCTGCTGAGTATTGGATTGCTACTATCGATTATGGTGCGGTCAATCCATTTTGTTGTTTACTCATTGGTGTATCGACTGGTAGATATACTCAGGAAGGAAAGAAACTATGGGTAGAAAAAGAATACTATTGGGACCCTGCAAAGCGTGAACGCCAAAAAACTAATTCAGAGTTTGCCGACGATGTCCAGTCTTTCCTTAGCGCCTACGATGTTAAAAGTGTATACATTGATCCATCCGCAGCAGCGTTTAAGGTTGAAATGCGTAAACGTGGAATACATATGGTGGACGCGAACAACGAAGTTCTCGATGGAATTACAATGATGACAAGCGAGATGAAGCGTGGAACCATTGTTATCTGCTCTGAGTGTAAGAATCTAATCAGAGAGATAGAAACGTACGTGTGGGACCAAAAGGCAGCTCTAAAGGGTTGGGATGAGCCTTTAAAGAAGGATGACCATGCCGTAGATGCATTACGCTACGCCATAGCCACCCACCATGTTTCGGTATATGACCCATACAAACACAAAGACATTAATCCGGGCCGAATGGTCAATACTTTCGACAACGGAAGGGAAATAAGGCAGCCCCCCCGCTCGTTTTAGCTTTTCTTCTTAGTTCTTAACTGATCCACAAACTTCATAATCTCCATTTGCACCTCAGTGGAATGACATTCAGGGCAAGTTTCTATATCTTCTTCTTCATTATCATCATCTAGTTGATTCTCTATGAGCTTTATAGCTAACAGCATCTTTTCCTTTAAATCCTTTAAAAAATCAAATAGTTCCCCAATCTCTCTATTATGACCTTGAAAAGCTTGTTTCAACGCTTCAAGCTTGTAGTCTCGTTCGTAAAACTTCTTATCAACTTCTTTCATGACTTCAGCCATTAACTCAGTCATTTTCATTAATTGTGGCGCCATTTTATCCCCTTGTGTTATTCATCATCATCTTTTTCTTGAGCCAATGCCTCAGCTAGTTTAATAGCATCATTTAAATATTTACATAACTCTTTTGCGTCGTCAATATCGAAATTATATGAGAATCCTCCATCATAATTTTGTGGATATCTAAAGCCAACAAAAGTATGTTTCCCTTTTCCTTCAGCGTATATGTGAAGTATATCTGTGAATGGCTTGTTAACAAATTTCATTTTAAATCCTTAAGTGTCAAATCTTTTTAAGTTTAAATGATAATCAACAGTGGAATTCCTACCTTTATATAACCACAACTTTTTG